TTTGTAAAATATTTAATGTATCAAAGTTTTGTGTAACTAATTCATTATCATTATCAATATAATTTTTAGATGAAATTAAATAAAATGATAATAAGTTATAATCATTATTAGTGTAATAATTTAATAACTTATAAAAAAGTTTTTGTAAATAAATATTCATATGATTAAATACGTAATTATCTCCATATTTCGTATTTAAATAAACTAATAGAGGATTAACATTATTATTATAATTTAAATTTAATAATGATTTTATATTAGATGAAGTGTTATTGCTATCAACTAAAATATTGTGTACAGCAGATATTTGAGATTCTGAATTGAAATCATTAAAAATAGATGAATTAATATTATTATCAAGAAGGAGTGTTTCATCTAGCTGATAATAAACATTTAATGAATTTATAGATGTATTATTATTAAAAAAGTGATAAATTTTTATAATATTAGTGTATATAATATTAGAATCATAATTATGTATAATTGTATTATAAGTAGATGTGTTTTGTATAGATTTAATATCATTAAGTGAGTTAAGATATTCAATATTATTAATAAAATGTATATTGTTTTTTAATTTATGAAGTAATTCATATTTAGTATTATTATATTCTATATTAATTTGTGGTAAATGTATTAATAAATGAATAGTGTTAAGTAAATCACCATATTTAGGAATTTCTATAATATTATTTGTTCCGAAATGAAAATTAGTTTTAAAATTAATATTAGAGTGAGAAATAGAAAAATTAGTATGTTTTTTATAAACAAATTTGAAGAATGTAAATTCTGGATTTAAAGATAAAAAAGAATCTTGTGTACCATTTGAAATAAGTTGAAGTAATCCCCCTGGCATTTAATAAATAATAATATTTTATTTTTAAGTTAAAAAGTATTATTAATAATAATATATAAAGTATGTGTGACTTTAATATTAATAATTATTTAACAAAAAATTATACAACAATTTTGGAAGAGTTAAATAGTAAGAAAAAATTCTTAATATTCGTAGAATATACTAACAAAAATTTCAAAGAGATTAAGATGAGTAAAATGGAATTATTAATAAAAATAATATTAAATAAAATAATATATTTTGATGGAGAATTAAATAATATTGAGTTTAATAAATTCTATGAAAATGTAGAAGATTTAGATAATAAAGAATTACTAGATAATTTTATAAATTATTTTGATAATTTTAATATTTTGAATAGTAATTATTATTTAATAATGTTTATAATGGTAGTTTCATTTAAAAATAAGTATGTCAAATTAAGAGATATTAATATTTGTAAAAAATTAGATTATGAATTACTAGAAAAAATAGAATGTTTAATTGAATTTGAAATATATAGACATTTTAATTCTTTTTTTGATTTGAATTTAAATAGAGTATTTTTTAAAAGGTTAAAGGAATGTAAAGAAGACAATATTAAAATAATTTATACGAATGAAATGATATCTAGATTAATTGGTTTACGAGAATTATTTTCATTAGATTTAATAGATATATTAGATATAAAGAAGATTACTATAGAGAATTTTTATGAATTAGAATACTTAGAAAGAGTAAATTATTTTTTAAATTTTTATAATAAAACAAATAATTTATTCAAAATTTTTTTAAAAATAGTAAATTTAAAGAAGAAACTTAAATTAAAAATAAATGATTTAATTGAAATTAGTCAATTAGATTATTTAGATAGTTTAACAGATTCTGATGATGTAAATCCAGGAATTTTTTGTATATTAGATCAAACTGAAATTAATCAAGTAAAAAATTTATCTAGTGAAGATGAATATATAGATACTCCATATTGTGATATAAGTAATATATTTGTGAAATCAGAAAATAACAACGAAAATGATGAATCATTTGGTGATTCAAATTCTAGTAGCGAATCTGATGGTGAGACATAAAAAATATAACTCCTAAAATAGTATCAGCTAATAAAAAATACCAAGCAAAATCATAATTTTTATAATAATACATAAAAAAAAGAAGATATAAAACTCCATGAATTGGTCTCAATGAGTTCCACCAAGTAATATTATTAGCTTCAGGAGCATTGAGTCTAAGATCAAAAAAGAATAAAATAAAGAATGATAATGACATGATAAAAGTAATCAATGATATAATTTTATTATTTGTATATTTTTTAGTGAATAGTGCAAACAAAAGTCGAACTATTATACATAAAACAAAGTAATTCATATATATAATAATATATTATTTAAAATGAAAATGCTAAACTAGCCATACCTTTTTTAAATCTTAATATATTATAATTAACTGAAAAAATATTAGTAATAATATAATCAGTATCATCAAGTCTATCTAAAAATTCATTATTTAAATTAACTTTTAAAAATTTTTTGTTTAGTTTAGAAAAATTACATGATCCAGATGGTTGTAATTCGCTAGGATTTAAGGAAAACGAATATAAATTAATACCATCATTGCAAGATGATAAATTATGTTCATAAGGAGTAACATAATTATAATAACTACCACTATAAGCAATAGATCTATCAACACCATTTAACTGTAAATTAGCTAAATTAGTAGTATTATTTTTAGTAGAGGTAATATAAGGATATGAATCTGTTAAATCATAATTCAATATAGATGAGTAATAATTGTGAAGATTATAGTTATTAATGTCAGATTCATTTTGATTAGTCCAAATAATATATTTTGTAGGATGATTAAAATTTAATTCTAAATTAATATCATTTCTTTTTAGATTTCTATATTGATAATAATTGTTTTGTTCTATAAGATATTCATGATTAGAATTAGCAAATTTGATCCTTTCATCATTATCTAAATAAATAAAATTAGTAAGTAATCTTATGTTTGAAATTTTAATTTTAGAATGTATATTATTTTGATCATAATCTGTGTAAATAAGATTAGAAAGTTTATTAATTTTTATTTTTAGAACAACAATTTGATGTTTAATAGAAATAATTGGTAATGATAAAGAATAATCTTTATTAAAAAAAAGTTTAATTGGTATATAAATATCAAAATTATTTTTGCTAGTATTATCATAATTATAAACAGATGATGATAAAGAAAATAATTTATTGTAATCTAGTTTTTTAAATTGTGAGCTAAATAATTGATTCCATACATAAAAGTATTGATTATAGGTTCTATCTATAATAAAACCTCCAATTTCTAATTCAACTTCTGATACTATATTCCAACCTAAAGTATTTACCCATGAAAATTTATAATTATTATTTAATGAGTCTTCATAAATACTTTTTTTAGAGGAATAGTCATCTTGTAAATTTTGAAGAATAGTTTTACTTTTATAAATATATGAATCAATAAGTAATTTAAGTTTATTTTTTTTTATAATTTGATTTTCATTTAGGTTATAAATGTTAAGTAAATGTAATGTAATATTAAAATTATTATTTATATCATCACCTATAATATTTTTATGTAAAAGAAAGTCTTTATTTGAGTCAAGATATGTATTAATAGAGGTGTAAATATTATTAAAATTTTCATTTATATTATCTAAACCTTCGTTAGCTATAATAATACTTTCATATATATAATGTATGAAATTATTAAAATTTTGAATTAAAGTTTCTGCTTGAACCAAATCATTATAACTTTGTGTGATAAATTCTTGATTAGATTCAGTTTTACTTAAAGAAACTGATGGTAATGATATTTTTAATATTATATCTTTTATTAAATCCCCATTTTTTGGGATTTCACATGATATATCTTCACCGAAGTTTTTATTTCCGTCTAAGTTAAGTTCAATAAATTCCATAGCGAAATTAGTATATCTTTTATATAAAAATTTAAAGAAAGTTATTTCTGGTATTCCAGTTAAAAATAAATCTTGTGCTCCATAAGCCACAATTTGAATTAAACCACCAGGCATTTATAATAATAAATATTAAATTTTTAATTTTAAATAAATTAAAATATTATATATATATATGGATAAAGAAACCAAATTTGAGTTAGAAATATCAGAAATAATAAAGAGAGCTATAAAATATTTATTAGAAGGAGGAGCAGTAGCATTAGCAGCTAGATATATTCCTTCAGAGAAGATAGATTTGAAAGAAGTAGCAGGTATTGCATTCACAGCAGCCTGTGTATTTGCTATTTTAGATATGTATGCACCAAGTATTTCAATTGCTGCAAGAAAAGGTGCAGGTTTTGCAATAGGTAGTACAGCAGTTGGCGGATTAAAGACGTTTATATAGATGGTATAAATTGCCAATTTAAGTATTCACATATTTTTTTCCAAATTTTATCTTGTTCCTTAAGTTTATCTGTACTTTTTAATAATGGAAAACAAGGTAAAAAATCATTTAAATCTAATAATTCACAAAATTTATGTAATGTGTAAGAGTAACTTAGAAAATTTTTTCTGTCTTTTGGAGAATATATGTTAAACGGTTCTTGACATAATTTAAACATTTCTCTAAACTTTTCTTCTACTTCTCTAGTCATTCTTGGAGGAGGCTTTCCAGAAACTTTATTAATAATATGCTGTACATGTTCATAGTATTTATTGTAATTAAGTTTCTTTAAAATCGCCCTCATCTGTTTCGGAGTAATCGATTTATTTATTAAACGTTGTTTTTTAATTTCATTTAATATTTGATCATATATATGATCAGGAATATCAGTTGATTCCTTTGCTTGAAATTGAGCTAACCCAATCAATCCATTTGATAATAAAATCAAACATCTAATGTTCAGTCTATAGAAACCTCCATTAGATCACTTGTTTCCAAGGGGACGGACTATACCTTAAGCCTTCATAAGAGTGATCAACTCTTCAGACCCACAAACATCTAGTCTCTGAACCTTCTCCATATTTCGTGATCGTAGAAACGTAGGAGCTTGGCTGCGGATTGTCCTTATTCTTTACGTTATTACCATTGGGTACGGCAATTAACCGTGTTCTTTTATGAAGTTTCCATCATAAAATGGTAGTAAAGACCTAACAGGATGTTCCCGCAATTTGAATGTGTTGCCAATATTAATTACTAACTATAATATTCATTAATATTGACTAGCAGATTTTGACTAATAAATAGTATGGTAACTCCACTATTTTCCCTAAGGACTTTACCACTAGCCTTAGGTAGTCTGCTGTTATGAGCAGTTAGTCTAATATACAAATATAGACTTTGTTAACTCATTAAAATGATTAATTCTGCGGTAACAATAAGCAGTTACATCAGGGACAGGTTCTTTATAATTAGGTTTGTCGCTATCAAGAATTACAGATTCACATATACCGCATTTAGTACAGATTAGATATCCATCAGAAAGATGTAGTGTCATTTCAATATTACATATATTACAAAATTTAGGTTTAAATTTTTTAGATTTATCAAATCTAGTTTGTTTATTTTCTGTAACTTTAAGATAATTATCTAAAAGTTGAGATTTATTTGAATTTGATGTATTTTTTTTAACAATATTAGAATTATTAAAAAAATCAATAATTTCCATATGTTTAACATCATTATTTTTAGAATTAATTTCATAATATGGAATTATATAATCAATAGTATCATTATAATAAATTAATTTATCAATACTATTTTCAATTGATTTTAATTTATTATTTAATAATTTATGTTTTTCTAAAAGTTTTGTTTTTTTATTTATAATTTCATTTGTAATTTCATTAAATGTTAAATTATTTATTCTTTCTAATTCTTGATTATTTAATTCTATACTTTTTTTTATCGATTCTTTACTTCTTTCATTATCTTCAAATAAATTTATTTTATCTTTATGTTTTTTATCTAAGCTCGTTTTTGGTTTATTCATATTATTTAATATAAAAAAATGTTTTAAATAATTTAATTTTATTAAATTAAACGCATTAAACGCATAAATAATATATAATAATTTGTATAGATGAATTTAGATTATATAAATTTAGTTAAATTAATTTATTTAATAAATGCAAAAATGAACGGTTGGTATATATGTACTAAAAATAAAAATACATTTTACTTGATAAAAGAGAAAATAAAAAATTATGATTTTAAGGAAGAAATGAAAAAAATTTCAATAAAAGAAGTTAATTTATAAAATATATATAAATAATAAATCTTTAATATTTATAAATATGTCAGGTGGTTTAATGCAATTAGTAGCATATGGTGCTCAAGATGTTTATTTAACAGGAAATCCTCAAATAACATTTTTTAAAATAGTTTATAAAAGACATACTAATTTTGCAGTAGAAGCAATAGAACAAATAGTAAACGGTGATTTTTCATTTGGTAGTAATCTGTCTTCTGTTATTGCAAAAAATGGAGATCTAATAACTAAAATGTATATTAAATGTGATGTTTCGTTAACTGGAAGTAATGGTAAATTTGCTTGGGTAAATAAACTAGGTCATGCTTTAATAGAAGAGGTTGAATTATTAATAGGAGGTAATCGTATAGATAAGCAATATAGTGAGTGGTTAAATTTATGGTATGAATTAGCAAGGGATGTTTCTCAAGATCGTGGTTATGATATGATGATAGGAAATAATTTAGAAATGACAGAATTAAGTAGTGAAAGTAAGAATGGTACTTTATATATACCATTAAAGTTTTTTTGTAACAAGTTCAATGGATTGGCTATACCTTTAATATCATTACAATATCATGATGTTCGTGTTGATTTTAAATTAAGGAGTAGTGATCAATTAATAGTTAGAGAGGGTAAGGCTTCAGTTACAGCAGAAATTAGTAATATAAGTTTATTAGTAAATTTTGTATTTTTAGATTCAGTAGAGAGGAAGAGGTTTGCATCATCTCAGCATGAATATTTAATAGAGCAAGTACAAGTATCAAATAATGAAAAAGTAAATTTAGAAGATAATATTTATAAGTTAAATTTTAGTCATCCGTGTAAAAGTTTATATTGGATGGTTCAGAATGGTAATTTTTTATCAGGTAAGTCATTTTTGGGATATACGCCTGAGTCAAAATATATTTATAGATCTGGTTATGGTGATTTAAATATTGATTTAGTAAATTATGCATCAATTAGGTATGTTTTAAGTCAAGTTTATTCATCAAATGGTTTAGTAAAATTAAGTTTAAATGGGTCAGGTGTTAGTACTGTAGAGGATGGTAATCTCACAGTAGAAACTGTATATAATCATCATTCAATAGGATCGGGTGATATAATAATAAGGGCGAATTATAATAGTTTAGTAAATATTAACAATGTTGATAATACAGCAGAGTGTGACAGTAGTGATATAAGTAATTGGGAGGTTATTTCAGGATTAAGTATAGATAGTATATCAACACCAGTGGATGTATTAATGTCAGGAATTAGTAGAACTAGTGATTCATTAAATATAGGTAATAGTGATTATGATATAATTGTGTATCAGTGGAATAATTTTGGTAAATATTTAGATTATTCTTTTAATCCAGTAATAACTAGTTTATTAAAGTTAAATGGTCATGAGAGATTTGCAGAACAAAGTGGTGAATTTTTTAATTATTTACAACCATATGAAACTCATAAAAGTACTCCAAAAGACGGTATTAATTTATATAGTTTTGCGTTAAATCCATTGGAGCATCAGCCTTCTGGAACTTGTAATTTTTCTAGAATAGATAATACATCATTACATATAAAATTTGATTCTGATATAATAAATGCAAGTGGTACGAAATTGATAGTATTTGTATTAAATTACAATATATTGAGAGTAATGAATGGTTTAGCTGGAATTTCATATAGTAATTAAAAATGTATAGTTTTTAAAAAATATATAGAATTAATTAAAAAAATTTTTTATGTATATATTATATATATAGATGGGAGGCGGTTTGATGCAACTCGTTGCCTATGGTGCACAAGATGTTTACCTTACAGGTAATCCACAAATTACTTTTTTCAAAGTTGTCTA